CTACCTTTGCCTCTTGCCGCCATTTAACCGGAAGGCGTTACCGTTCGGTTGCGCTATCCCCATGCGGTGTTGCGTTTCGGTAACAGCTTTATGCAGGTCGCCAAATTCCTCAACCTTCACGGGCGGGCGCTTCACGTTCTCCAGACACGTTTCACGGCGGCGCTTTATCCATTCCCGATCATCGTCCTCGGTGCATAACAGCATGACTTCCATCCATCGTGCGGCAGCTCTCCGGTATAGCCCTTTTGACTCCAGCTCTTCAGCTTTCCTGTCCCTTATCATTTCTGCCTCTCAGATTATATAGATAAGCAAAAAGGTGTTGGTTCAGTTGGTTCAGTTGGTTCAATTTGTAAAGAGCGTTGTTTTTATTGTGTTTTTTCTAAAATATTGAACCAACATCAACTCATTTTGAACCAACAAAAAGTGTCCGTGAACTAACACTCTGTCAAATAGTCACTACATATATTAACGGTGAAGACTAAATCCGCCAGCAAATAGCTTATATAGCACCGCTTTATGCCGCAGTTATGCTGGAACAGTAATCATTTCACAGAACCGCCTAACTACTATATGGCACCTGCTAAAAAGCACATCAGCCTAGTCAGTTGATCGGTGCATGGATATCCTAACAATTCAACTATATAACGTGATCTCCCATGTCGATCTACTGTCATGCAATGATTAACAAACACATAGACACATCTGCTTGGCGCATTGATTAATCACTGATCATCCATCAGGATATGCGAACCACCGTCACCAGGTTAGGATGATTCTCAAAAGCCACCTGTATTCAATGCCTTTGATGGGTTTCATCCATAGTTATTTTCTCGTGACTGACATGGAGATTTTGATTTCAAGGTGTGCAAAAACTATCGCAGAGTACAATGGAGCTCAAATGACTGTGGCACCAAAAGATCAAAGTTTGAAATCTGTAAGGGTGGGCTTTTACACAAGCTCTGAGAATATTCGCACTAGTAACAAGGGGTTAACCGCAGAGGCCTTTAAAAATCTGTATGATCGGTGTTCTAAAGACTTCAAGATGACCCACTATGCAGACTTTGGTGAAAGAGAACTTAAAATTCATTTTCTAGACATCTCACCCGAGGATGGCTCCTACTTCGGATTCATGTCTCGAAGAAGAAAAAGCGCAACACTGGCATATATTACAGATAAAGAGTGGGTGGAAGAGAAAATCCCTCTAGCCGGGGCAAAGACTCTTTCAGAACGTACATACTTTATTTATTATCCTCAGACAGACATTCTAGTATTGTCTTTAAATCATTTAGGTCCACGCCATAGTGACTTAGCCTTCCTTCTTTTCAACTCCAGTGATCGCGGAGTCCCTGTTTCTTTTGAAGCCATTTGGAAAGAAGAAAGCATCAAAGAACTACTCGAAACTGGATCCAATCTAAGAAGCTGCGAGATTTCTGTGGCCATCCCAAGAAACTTCAATGCCGCACAGTATCAACTCGATGGAATGTTCGCGAATCAGATGATTGAGATGATCAGAGGCACCAGTTCAAGCCACCTGACTATTTCGTTACGCGGACATTCTCCATTAAAAAGAAAAGCAAAGGGATGGCTTGAGGATGACGTTAAAAAAAGCCTTAAGGAGATGCTAGAAAAGTTCCCTGGTGGTGATGGTCGTTTAACTTTTGAGAAAGCAAATGTTGTTGCTCAGGGCGATAAAAAGAAGAAAAGTCTTGTAGACGAAGTTCTTACGGTAAAGAAGATGGTGCCTATCCAAGCAGATGGGTATCCGACCGATACTGACGTTAAAAATGCTATGCTACAAGCAAAGAATGACAACCTTAGGTATCTAACCCAGTACTATTTGGTTAGTCAAACGTAACAGGAATACATTATGAGTTCTCGGAAATTGTTTGCTGCCAAGTCATTGTTTGCTCTAGCTATGGCTATTGCTGGTGCCCATTTTTTACACGACCTAGATCACAATGCTGTCATTTCGGCTGCTGGTGCTCTTTCAACTATTTCTGGAGTTCTCTTTGGTTTTGTTTTGGCATCAGTCACCATGCTAAGTAGCTTTGATAGTTCAAAGGGAATTGTAGGCGCTCTAAAAAGTAACGGAGTACTAAAAGGCATTATTGAGGGGCTTTTTGATACAGGAACTACGCTGATCACAGCCTGCCTATTAGCAATGATCTCGATGTTTGCCCCTGTTGTCAGCAATCTGCCTCTGGATTATTATGCCCTGCTACTCGCAGGGGCATATTTGATTATATCAATGATAACTTTTTTCTTTAACTGGAAATCTTTATCTAAAATAATAAGTTACATATGATAAATATTTCAAAATGAGTCCCCCTGCTACGGATAGTCCTTGGCTTAAAAAATACCGTCACCGCTGAATACCCACACAGTGCCCCCACCCATTTAGTTGGCATAATGTATTCAACTGATTGAGGAATGGCTCCTCTTTTACTACCAAACGGCCATCGCTGGCGCATTCATCCGCTGGTAGTGGAACTTTTTAGCCATCAGCGCCTCCCTAAATCAATTCCTTACATCGCTCAAATTCAACAACCATTGTTGTAATCTTGCTGCTATCAAGTAACGCCTTTGTATTACGCCGACTTTATCTTGCCAGCAACATACGCCATCCGATAATTTCGATGTTACGCGCGCATACTTGTCGCAAAATATCAGACAAAAGCCAGATTCAGAACGTCGTGATAACCACCAGCACAACAGAGAGGTCATGTAACGCGATTTATCACATCAGATACATGTGATTGGTGTACCAGCATAAAACATCGTCATAGCGCGTCCTGTGCGCATATACGCCGATAATCAACACATCACCACCACTCTGTCTCGTGTAGAGAACAGTTTCATGGTATCCCCCGCCATCGTGTGCGTACTGGTCGGACGCAGTTGCAAAAAATTTTGCAACTGATACCCCTCGCGCGCGTACTGGTCACGAAATTGGTGTTTTGCTGTGGCAGTGATATCAGAAAAATCTTCCTGTTTCACATAAAGCGGATATGCGCGTACTGTAACGGCCCCATCAACGGGGATCGGATTTGAAATCCCGACCCAAGCTATGTACCAAATGCCATGTCTTGGATATATGATGATTGCCATTCTAAACAAAGCTAAAGGGAGGGTTGGTGTGAATGCTCAGGCTGTCATCATGGTTTTCCTTGGTCTGATTGTCGCAAAACTATATCCAGACTGGTGGAAAGGGGCATTAGCAACTGTCGCCATCTATTTGCTTTTATCCGTCGTTAAGCGATCGTTCGTTAAGACCGTAAATCAAGCAAAACGTTTCTCATTTAAGAATTTAATAAACTATATTACTGGGCTTATTTTTTGCCTTTCAATTTTGATCGCCTCAGCTTTTTTGCCCGTATCAATAGCTAATTTTTTTGGCGCACCATATGAGGTAGGTTATCTATTCTCTGTTTTTTGCCTTGTTCTTTCCCTTCTTTACCTATGGATGAGAGCAAAGAACAAAAATTAGCCATCCATGGCTAACCAGTTATTGAGCTTCTTTTTGTGATGCCTGTGCGACTCTGGTGAGCGATTGTGTGACCGTACTGATCGCTCTGTCATATGCTGTGCTACCTTTTGGCGTATTTGCCAGACGTAACAAGGCATTTCGTATAACAGGGCTTTCGTATGCCTTCGCTGCTCCGCCTACGGCACCAGCAGCAGGAACAACAAACGCAGCCGTTTTTAGCATCCCCGCTAATACTGCTGCGTTTATGATGCCACCACCAACTAACAATCCATAAAGCTGCTGACCATTTAAGTTTTGAACGTTCGCTTTTGCCGCGTGTCTTGTATCGTTGAGGTATTTAATAACGCCGTCCAGTTCCTTTCCATGTACGCCTTTAAAGAAAGTTGCTGATTGCTTCCTGTTCCGGTGTAACGCATTAATAAACTTCTCAACACTGATATTTCCAGACGGATCAGTCGCCTTATCTACAGCATTCTGAACTATGGCTGCTCGTGCGTTTTGCCTACCATTGTCATCCAGAAGCCTGTAAAGCTGAGAACGTTCTGATGGGCTTTGGCTAAAAACGAGTTTTGTTACATCCTCAGGCGTGGCCTTGCCGCTGGCTATTGCCTTTTGAACGCGCGTTCTTCCCATCATGTCATTGAATTTAGACCATGAGCGATCAACCCTTGCCATATTAATGGCTTCGTCTGCTCCAAGATTTTTGGCTACGGCTTTTTTCATATCCGCCGTATATGCCTTGTAGATAATATCGCTGGCTTTCTGGAGCGTATCTTTATCAACAGTGTCAGATGACGCCATAAATCGCTTTCGAAGATCGGTTCTGTTTTCCCTCGCCAGACGCAGGTCATTTGGTCCGCTGGTGATATCGTCTTTAAATTGCTGCAAGACTTTTACCGCGGCTCTATCCTGAGATTTGCCCGGGCGGCTTAACACGGCAATCTGATTGTCGATAGCTTTTACCGTGTTTGAGAGATCGACAGGGGTATCCCCCATAGCGTCAATTATGCGGTTATATCGCTTTCCTGCTGCCTCAATGAATTTTTGTTGCCCTTTAGTCGCAGATTCATAAAGCTGTTTATCAGAAATGCCACCCAGACCATCGCTAAATGTTCTGACTAAATTTTCTCGTGCTTGTTGTTGATTCAGCCGATTCTTACCGGTTCCAAAAAAAGGAACTCTTTCGCCTAATGTCTGAGCCTGACTCTGCATAAAGGTTTTATCTTTCAGCATGTCACTGGTCATTAACGGCAGATTTCTTTCCGATGCAAAGTCGACAGCAGCCTTTGCTTCAGGCGACATATCACCACGAACAGCCCTCGAAACCGCACTCGCTGTATTTTCCAGCCCCTTACCAATACCACCAATGCCAGCAGAAATTACCGTTTGTAACGGATCAATATCTTCTCCACCAGCAAGGCTGGTGGCTCCCTGTAGTGCTAAATCTGTAGCTGCTGATTTTCCTATGGCACCAAGCACCGTTCCAGCCCTGCCCGCTGGTGTAAACGCCAACGCATTAGCAAGAAACGAGGTCAGGTCTTGCGGTGATAAACCCGGCTTGTTCAGGGCATAATCACCTGATGGCAGAGAAACGATAGTATTCCCCTTCTCATCCTGCCTTAATGTCGCCCCCATTCCCTGAAGAATCTTTTCCTGAGACGCGTCAGAGCCGAAAAGTTGAGACCATCCAGCCTTTAGGGCATCCATGCTTAGTGAGTTCAATTCTGGGGCAGAGGCGACATTTTGCAGTCTCTCCATCTCTGGAGTCATTCGGCTTTCGCCTGTTATAGCATCGCGCATCGCAGCCCCAAGACTGGCTCCCTGTTCTGCTGAACGCTCAAGCCCCTCTCTTTGCTGAGTAGCTAACTTTGCATACCCTGACGCAAGAGAATTATCAGATGATGTATGTTGAATATTTTGAGTTGCTGATTGGGATCGGTCTATTTCATTCGTTGATGGTAGTGGATAGGCAGCATAAAAAGCCTGCTTAGCCTGCTCTACACTTTCTCCGGCTTGCGGGGCCACGACTTCATTGAAGTATTGCTCCTGAGCCTGCGCTTTTTGTTCTGGTGCTAACGCCTGATACTGTGGAGAGGCGATAACATCTTTCCATGCTTTAGCCATTAATCACCCCATAGTGAAGAAAAGTTACTGCTGGCTGCTGGCTGTGATACCTGCTCAGATTGCGGCAATGTCTGCGACGAAGAAGCAGTTCCTCTGTCAACTGCTGAAATAACCCGCAAAGCATCATAAGTTCGACCAGAAGCAGCTTTCAGCGAATTGAACTGGTTTTCCATCTTCCGGCGCTTGGTATCAATGGTTTTTGTGGAATCACCAGGCTGAGGGAAATACATTTGATAATATTTGGACATTTCAGCTGGTAGGATAGATGCCCCTGTTTCCTGACGGAGTATTGCCATTATTGCGTCATTAGCATTAACAACGTATTGCTGCTCTGCTGGGCTGAGCGTTAAGTTAGCCAGCGTCCCATTACCCAAAGCATTATTAATGATCGCCACTCGCTGTGGGCTAAGCTGGTCTTTCAGTGTATCTATTGAATCAAGAGCATCCCTAACCCTGTATGCAAATCCAGCAGCTTTTTTAGCCCCTTCTGGCGACTTTTCCATGATCTTTTGGGCTGTTGGCAAAGCTATTGGACGAAACCCATCTCCAGATATTGGCTGGTTTAGTTTTCCCTGCTCTTCACTTCCGTCTGTGTAGTATTTTGTGACAGTGCCATCATCGTTTTCTCTAACACTCATTAATTTTTTGGCGTTTGTATTAATTCCAGCCGCTGCCGCAAATGCCGCCGCCCCCTCTGGATCCGCCTTTAACATTTGCGCGTACTGATTGTAATTCTGCATTGCTGCTGTTGGTGCATATGCTGACGTTAACGCATTTGCTCGGCTAATATCCTGCCCTCTCGCCTGAAGTGCTTCGCCAGCCTGATTGCTGCGGATTGTCTCTGCCAACTTGCCACGCTCAATATCCCGACCTTCCATTTGATCTTTGATATCGAAATACTTCTCATGACCGAGAGAAAACAGCGCCAGATTACCTGCGAAATGCTGGAAGCCCTGCGGGTCATTAACCTGCATTTCAGCAATAGTTTCTGGAGGGATACCTAAACGACGCATCTCCTGCTCATTATCCATCATGAACCTGCCAAATGCGCCCTGACCAAGCGATGAGGCTACCTGTGCTTTGAGCGCCAGATTGCCATAATCATCCCTTTGAGCATCATCGACATAACTCATCCCTTTACGGACTTCCTCAAACTCTTCTGGGAATGCTGTAATAAGATTACGCATCTGCTCCCTGTCACCGGACGCATAAGCATCTGCATAACCTTTCTGGAATGCCGCTTTACGCTCCTGCTGTTGCTGCTGCTTATAAATATCAGCAACGCCAGCCAGACCACGAAGACCTGTCAGAGCAACGTTATTTGCACCTGAGCGAGCCAGTTCATTGTTTTCGCGGATCAGACCAAGCGTTGCGTTAATGTCGCTTGCCTTTGGCGCATTCTCGTTTTGCGCACCAATGCCAGCCAGAAAACCACCAGAATTAATACCCTGTTGCCACGTAGCCATTGATTTACCCACGTCCAGTTAAAGTGTAAGCCAGCGCCTTATCCATTAATCCCCGAGCAATTTCATGGATCGTTGGCGCAACTCCTACCTCTGATTTTTTACGCTGCTCCTCCTGAATTTTCTTTATCGCTTCCATTTGCTTCTCACTTATCAATACTGGCTTTACTGAAATAGCCATAACGCCCCCTTAGAACTGTATAAAACAACAGTCATTATAGTTTCATAAAACGCAACATTCATCATTGTGATTGCAAAATATGAAACAAATAGCACAAAAAAATGCCACCGCTCAGTAGCTGGTGGCATCGTTCTGTGTGTCAGGTTTTGACAGGTTTTTTATGGACTCTAAAAACTATATTTATGGTGTCGCATTACTCTTCACGGCAGGCGCTTTTCAGTTCTGCCCTTGCTTCTGGCTCCATTGGTAATTTGATTCGCGATCAGCTATGCGGATGGTTTGCTGAACAGGCATAACAACTTCTCAGGGGCTGTTTTCTGAACTACGAAAATTTCGTAGTGCTCACTTTCAAAAACGTCACGCCCTTGTACACAGGATTTTACGAAAGTCTCGTAAAACACTCTCTGATGCCAGCCAGGTGTTGTGCGCATCAATTCAGTCACATTGTGTTGGTTCAAAATACCGTGTTGTTGGTTCGGTGTTGGTTCAATAAAAAGAATAAAATCCTTACAAAACAATACTCTTTACAAATTGAACCAACTGAACCAACTGAACCAACACCTTTTCTACGCACATGAAGAAGCTCATTCTTCGGATGAGTTATAATCTCCTGGCTGGTAATTGAGTACATAAACGTTTATTTGTCGTCCCTGAATACGTGGTGATTTTCTTTGGTATCCACGACCGCTGTTTGGTGGGGTTAGCATCCCGGCTTTTTTCAACACTTCAGCAAACTGTTTTGCGTTGAAACCACATGCGATCTCCTTTTCAAATGTGGCCGGGAATGTGTAGAAAATCATTGGGCTTTCGTCATGTTCTCCACGCTGACGGTATCCGGCTAAATCTTTGATGGGCAAATCTGCCGGGCTGTATGGAAATGGTGCAAAACGGCTAAGCCCATAGGCATTAAGAAATGCCTCCGTTTGTTCAATAATCTGCTGATGCTCTTTGTTACCTGTGCCGAACTCGCGCAACCATGCGTTATAGCTGTGCTGTATCGCATCACGGCATGTCTGAGCATCCCAGCCTGTTACAACCTCGCCTAACAGCAATGCGGCCTCCAGAATGGCAAATCGCGCGGCTACACGGTGAACCTGCTCACCATAATCGGATGGGATCAGGCTTCTCCATCTGCTTTCGCAGTCACGAACAGTTTTAATAGCCTGTTGCTGGTGGTCTGCCAGCCATTTAATCCACTCACGCCCGGCTGCGCCGTGGTGATGCTGGTAAGCGTCTTTCAGTGCGTCTGCGTGCTGTTTTCCGTTCTGGTAATCGTGAAAGCGTACTGCTTTACTCAACGGAATATTCAGCAGTCGCACCAGTTGCCCGGCTTTGGTTTTTCGCCCGGAAGTAGCGATAAATGTTTCTAAATCCATTTCTCCGGTGCTGATTGCCACTGTACGCCAGCGTTTTAGATCCCGGTTTCCACCATCTTTAGCGCCTTGCAGTTTCCCTACACCGTTAAATAACGCATAGGCAGACTGTGAAACACTGACAGGATCAGCGCCCTGACCAACTTCATCAAGCGGCATTAATCCGTCATTGTGGGCGGCGGCTTCATTTGCCAGCCCCAGCGCGGTTCCGTACCACGTCAGCCGCAGTAAATCAGGGTTGCCGTATAAGCTGCTCGCCACGTTTGCCGTGGTGGTCTTACCTGCGCTCGACTGCTCATAGAAATGAATACCGAACCCGTCAGCACCCACCAGCCCAATCAATGGCGCTGCCAGTGCTGCGCCGATCCCGGTCATCATTGAATAGTTACCAAAGGCCAGACGCGCCACGTTATCACGCCAGCTTTTCGCGCTCCCTGAGACGGTATATCCGGCTGCGGCTGAGCTTCTCCCGCTGAACAGCACAGGATTTTCAGGTGTTCCGATGATTTCCCCATCAGACATGATGTACGCTCCGCATTGCCAGCCAGTGGCATGAGCAACACGCCACAATTCACGAGAGCCACTGCGTTGTAGCCAGTCTGCCAGTATTGCTCTGAGGCTGCTTTTGGTCGTGACATTTACCCCACCAGCTTTAAGTGTGCGCCATCCTTCACGTTCACCAATATCAGCCAGTGGAATGGCAGCGGTTGTCGGCGTTTCAGAACCAAACGACAGCCAGCGAAGAATGAGATACTGGTCTTTATCGTCTCTGCCAGTACCGATAACGCTTAAAGGAGAACATAACCAGCTTTCGTTATTGATGATTTCTCCACTCTGGCTGTCAGCTCTCGGAGATACCCAATAAATACCATCCTCGCGGCTTTCTATTCTTGGTTTCAGTGGGTCGGTATCCATAACCTTAAAATCGCTTCCCTCAATGGTCTGTGGCTCCTGTTTCACGCCATTACCCTGTGGTTGGTACATTGACTTATTGAACGCTTCTGTGGCGCATTTAATGCCGTGTTTTTGGTGGTAATCATTCCAGTCTGCTTTGTGATCTGTCGGGGGTAATGCCACCCATCCAGAAACAGATAAAGCTGCTTTTTCTGCTGCTATTCTCCCCGTGTTTTGTCTTCCTTCGCTGTGGTCGTTATCCGCAGCAATGATGATTTGTGCTGAAGGAAATTTATCCCGCAGTACCTGGGCGACATATAACAGGTTCCCGGCATCAATCGCCGCCACTGTCAGCGCTTCTGAACGAATTAAATGGGCAGATAATGCCGTTGCCAGCCCTTCTGCGATTAAGATGCTCTGTGTTGTTTCTGGTGCGTTTATGGCGTGATATGCCCCTCGCTTTGCTGAACCTGTCAGGAGTCTTTTTTCACCATGTGAGGTAATAGTCTGTGCTGCTGTGACTGCGCCGGATTTATCCACCAGCGCCAGCAACAGAGATCCATCGGGCAACACGGGGAATGTAAAATCACCTACCCCTTTCGCAACCAGATAATCAGATTTGCCGTTTACAGCCTTTCTGCGCATGTCATCAAACTGACGGGAAAACGTATCCCGTCTTTGTTGTTCGTCCTTCTCTGCCCTTTTCAGGCGCTCCTGTTCGCGTCGCTGGCGCTCGGTTTCCAGTTGTTCCCGTTTCTGGCTGGTGGCTTCTGGTGTTTCCGTTGTCCGGTAATCAATACCCAGAACATCAGCGGCAAGAAGCGCCGCCTCTGTTGTGTCGCAGTTATTTACGCGTTTAATTAAATCCAGCCCATCACCAGCGCCGCACTGATTACAGATGAAGCTACCGCGCCCGTTGTCATCGAACCGGAATCGATCTTTGCCCCCACATGCAGGGCAGGGAGCATGACGGCGCGGAGAGTCAGGGACATTTATGTTCAGGCAGCCCAGCACATGAGGCCAGTTGTTTTCAGACGCACTGATAACCTGACGGATAAGATCAATGTTTCGCATTCTGGCCCCCGTTTAGTGCGTCACTGGTGCTTCTGGGATGCCGTTTTCGTTTAGTTCGGCAATAAAGCTGTTGTGAAGATCGGCAAGCACTTCTCGCCCAAACGAAGTGAGTGTTCCCTGTTCGACATCGAACATGTTGCTGTAAAAAATGATGGCATTCTTTGTTCCGACATCAACACCATATTTCTCGATCATTGCGCCCTCAATGTTGTTTGCCATAGCGAGGCGCTCTGCTACTGGATACAGCGGCATGGCGACGATGCCATTGGAATAAACAGAAACCACGGAATGATTGCCACTGTCATCAATAATGCTGACGGTGCCGTTTTCCTTTCTCATTTCATTGATGAATGCTGTTGCTATCAGCCAGCGCCACATAATCACGTGATGCTGTGATGTGTAATCGAAATATCCCTGGTTGCCGCCACTGGCAATAGCGAGATGTATAAACATGCCTTCATCTGGTTTATCGTCATAATCCCCGGCATCCAGACGATTTACGGCATCAATATATGAGACGGCCTCAACGCGTTCTGTCATGCCATCGTTGCTGCGGTACATGATGTTTACGCCGTCAGGCGTTGCTTCTGCATGGAAGGTTAAGAAATTATTCATGTTTCGCCTCGCCTGAATGATTCTGTAACTCATATTTGCCCAACAATTCGTCCGCTTCCTGAATAGCTTCTGGTACGCCATTGAGCAGTGACATAACCGCGCCAATCATTAACTTGTCTCTGTTGCTGGGGCTGGCCCCTTCAAGCCAGAACCCTAAAACAGTCTGAACCTGTTCGATGCGACATTGCGCTTCAATGAGCTGGATGTTGGTCATTTCGCACTCTCCACATCGATTAAACTGATATCTATCAGGGAGGTAACTTTTTGTAGCCAGCTATTGATTACTGTCGCCTGTTCCCCTCCCACCGAGGGAACAATCTCATTCATCACATGAACCAGACCTGTGCGCGCTCTGGTAAGCCGTTCAGTCGCGCAATCTGCGAGAGTGAATGTGTCTGGATATGGCTCTTCTCTCCCCAGCAATGATTCAATTTCCAGCTCACACGGATGACGATAAATTAAGTTGATATTCATTTTTCACCCCCAAGAATTACCAGCTCTGCACGGGCATCGTTAACCAAAGATGAGCACGCTTTAATCGCATCCACGACATCAGCAGCGTCCATTTCTTCAGCCGAAAGACTGACAGCAACCAGGACAGCCGCTACTTGCTCAATTAATTGAAGTGCTGACGTAAGGCGAGGGGTATTAATTGAGTTATTCATTGGTTGCCCCCGTTTTTCCTGGCATTTGTCCACCTTCCAGCAGGAAATGAACGTCACGAACGGCGAGATCCAATATCGCGAGTAACGCCTTCAGCCTTTCGTCTCGTGAGGGAGAGTTGCTCACCAGAATGTCGTTAATCACTTCTGTCAGTGTGATGATCTGGCTTGTGCGTTCGAGGGGATCCATATGCACATCGTAGGTTTTAATCATGTGCCACCTCCATGCGGATACGACCAGCAAAAAAGCAGACGTGATCGCGCACCAGAGAACGGCGAGCATCGCGTTCAGACTCGGCAGCAATATGATGAATTTTGGCGGTAATTGTCGGGCAATCGCGGCGAACTGCGGCGATAATCCAGATAAATTGCGGTTTTTGGGTAGGGGTAGTAGCCAGCATGTGGCAGCCTCCTTCAGATAGCAGGTTACGCTACCACCGGAAACGCCAATTTCGCTGGTGGTAGCCCAGACAGGGTTGGCGTAACCGGCTCTGAAGGATACCGGCGCTTCCGAAGAAGCCCCCGCCTGAGCCACCATTGATTGACAAAGGCGCTGGATTATACACCAACGCCCAAAAAATGGGTGAGTCAGACCTACGACATAAAAAAAGACGCTCGGCGCGTCATATGTCGCCTTCAGAATTTTCAGGACGCCAATCCCGGCACCCGTTTTATGAGGTGCCTTATAACCATAAACCGTGTTGCCGCATAACGGCAAGCTCTTTTTTATGGACTCCGAAAACTCAGTATTGGAAGCACCAGATGCACAATACATCGCGCTCATTTCGTTAACGTCGCGCGTATGGACGAAGGTTTTTGTGGAGTCACTACGCGAGCAGAGAAAGCCATCTACGACCAGAAATTCTCTGGCGCAGCCGCTGACCTTCTCAACGCTAACACCATCGACCGTAATTTCTGACATAGTTAAGGCATCCGCTCCTACCACCAGAAAATGATAAACTTTGCTTGTATCTGCTGTATTAATGCCAGACTTTGCTGTCATATTGCTGGATTTTGGTGACATACCAGCCAGTGAAAATATCTTCTTCTGGACGGTTAGCATTTGTTAACCTCCGCGAACTCCTTCATGAAGCGCGCCAGCGGTTGTACGCATGGCGATTGATACCCGTCGCGATAAAACGTCACTCGGTTGTGAGACACGCTTTCGACAGTAACGAGTGCTCCGTGGGCATCTTTGTAGCGTTTTTGAGGTTGTGGTGTTCCTGTTGGCTTAGACATTGACCGCCTCCAGACGCTTGGCGAGCCAGCGTTGCGACAGGCGGGTGAGTTCTCCTTTGCGCTGCTCATATTCCATGCCCATATCAATTAACGTGATATTGGTGCTTTCGAGATATGAGAGGTGCTCAAGCTGTTCTGCGTTCATATGGTCGCGAGGTTCGCCAGAATAGCCATTTATCCGCGCCCACTGCTTAGCAGTTAGCCCACCAAGAACGATACGAGAAATCATATTGCTCTCGTTTGTGTAGTGGTGTTGCTGCGTCGTTTTCCCCTGCTCGGCACGGGCCATATTCAGCGCATCGCACATTGGCTTAAAGTTGTTTGCGGCACTGATACGGGCTTTTAGCTGGCGACGATAGCGGGCGGCGATTTCAGGCACGCTACGCTGTAATTCTTCCTCGCACTGGATGAAATAACGGCGGATAGCGCGACCCTGATCATTGCGTTCGATCATTGCCAGTTCTTTCGCCATTCCGACACTTAACAGATAGTCTTTGCCGGGTCTGCCAGACTGCTTAATCTTGCTGTAAGCCGCGCCATTCGGGCTTTTCCCCAAATTTGGGGAAATTGTTTTATGGACTGAGTAATCGTGCCCAATGGTGAAGTCATATTCAGAGATGCGATCAGTGATCCATGTAGAGAAGTCTTTTCCCACGCCCAACGCTTTGTGTAACGCTTTTGCGCTAACAATATTGGTTTCACGCCCACCGATATGACCAGGAATAACCGGGACAATTGCGGCAAATTCATTACCGTTAATTGTGCTCAGAGAGGCGTTCAGATGAGGGGCGGCCTCAGAAATTAATCTGCTTTTTTCGATGTTCATTTTCAGTCTCCGTTAAGCGGCGTTAAACGCGTCCGGGTAGAGTTTCAGAATGTCGGCAATTTCCTGCTGAGAAAGTCCGTTGTGATCATTTATGTTCGCAAGATGGTTAATATGAGTGATCACTTTCAGAACATCACCACGGCAGGAGAAACGGTAGCGAAGGTGTGTTCCGATACCATCAGGATTCTTTTCGTCGATACGCTCCAGAGTGATTCCAAGCTGGCGTTCTAACTCTGTTGCATAGTTACGACCAGAAGACAGACGGCAGTAGCGAAGAATGTCGTTTTCTGTCCATCCCTCTATACCAGTACGCAGCATATAGACTCGGGCACGATGCTTTTTCGGTGTGCGCTTTGGTGCTTGAAGGGATTTTGTAAGGGGCGTAATATCAGATACGCGAATATCTGAATTAGCCGCCTGTAATGGGCGGTTTTTCTTTTCCATCAGGCCACCTCGTCTCTAGATTCTAATATACACTTCTCAATCCATTCATCTATTTCAGACTCAACAAAAGCAATAGCCCGACTTCCAATTTTTACCTGTTTAGGGAACCTCCCCTGACTAATAAGACGATAAATCCATGCTTTGCTATAACCAGTTCGCCTTTGAACTTCAGAGAGACGAATTAATGAATTGTAATTAGCCATTTATTAATATCCTGTACTAATGACGCAATAACCCCCTCCTGCAACGAATGGCGAGAGTTTTATTTGCGTCAAATGTCGAATACGCCAAAGACCACAATATGAAAAACATATTGCGGTCTTTTATAAAAGATAGTCAGATTGTTTTGGTTTGTTTGCTCCACAAGGGTAGAGCTACCCTGCATTTCGGCAGGATCACGCTATTAGGCGTGACATCCAGTAGTTTTAAAGAACAATTGCGCTTTGTCAGCGCCAAAGCCTGTTAAAGAACATTCCGCTTTTCAGCAGCGTAGAAGGCTCAATACACCTTCGTTTATAAAAGAGCGATTGCCCTTCTCCAGGGCTAACTGTTAAATAGCAATCCTCTGTGAGTTTTTATCAATCTACTCCCCTATACTTTAGTAAACCTCTGTATACTTGTCCAGTTGTTTCATGCGTGTTTTTCAAACACCATATGCACCACATTTCCGCCATGCTCGAGAGAATCCATATAGTCGGCATACCATTGAAGCATCTCCCGCCTTCCATCCAGATATTGCGCATGGTTGTATGTGCCACGAATTGAGTTCTTATCAACGTGAGCGAGCTGCGTTTCTATCCACGCGGTGTTATAGCCCTGCTCATGCAAAATCGTACTCATAGTGTGCCGGAACCCATGACCAGTTACACGTCCAGCGTAGCCAATGCGCTTAAACACTTGGTTTATGCTGGCCTCACTCATTGTTTTCCTTGGATCATTGCGCCCGGGAAACATAAGAGGGTAATTGCCTGTTATTTCTCTAATCTTCCCAATAAGCGAAAGAGCCTGCTCAGACAATGGCACAATATGAGGCCGCCGCATTTTCATACGTGAAGCGGGTATCTCCCAGAGAGCCTTGTTGAAATCAATTTCATCCCATAATGCGCCACGTAGTTCGCCAGTCCGCAAGCCTGTGATAATCAGTAGACGAGCCGCCATAACAACCAATGCGCTTCCTGAGTAACTGGACAATGCCTTGAAAAAATCAGGTAATTCTTTGGCTGTAAGGAAAGGGTAATGATTAGATTCATGGCCTTGCATCGCGCTAGTAAGGTCTGGTGCAGGGTTATACTCTGCGCGACCAGTGACTATTGCATAGCGGAAAACTTCCCCGCACCGCTGCCTCACTTTTTTGGCTTTTTCTGTAGCACCGCGCCCCTCGATGCGCCGCAGCACATTCAGAAGTTCAAGTGGTTTGATTTCGGCGATTGGTTTTTTGCCAATGTAAGGGAACACATCTTTGTTGAAGGCTTCGAGGATGTCTGAAGCATAACCAGCAGACCATTTTTTTAATTTGCTGCTGTGCCACTCAAGGGCAATATCTTTGAAGGTGTTGTTTAACTGCGTTTCCCGGGCAATCTTTTCCTCTCGTTTCGCTTCCATCGGATCGATACCACCAGCGATACCTCTTTTCGCATCTTCACGTTTTGCCCGAGCATCGGCTAGAGTAACCTCAGGATACACACCTAGTGCCAATAGCTTCTCTTTACCAGCTACACGATATTTAAGTCGCCAGTATTTACCTCCATTAGGTTTTACCAAGAGATACAAACCGCCACCATCGGCCAGCTTGTAAGCCTTCTCTTTTGGCTTGGCTGTGTCTATTTGACGGGCATTGAGTTTCACTTGGGGGTACCTCCACTAAACCGAACAGCAAATACCCCCATAAGTACCCCCATCTGACCGTAGATTTTGAGGGACTTTAGTAGACGTCAAAAGACGAACGGGGCTTTAATACGCGGATTATAAGGGGTTTTGAAAGACTTTAGTAGACTTGGGGAGATGTTTGAATGGTGCCGATAATAGGAGTCGAACCTACGACCTTCGCATTACGAATCTGTAGCACCAATCATAACTATCTGTTTTAGCAAGCATTAACCGCATTCACTAAGCTATAGTTGATGGCACAAACAGAAAGTTGGCGCATGATGTTGTCATGTACATGTCACAAATACGGCACAACGATCTTCAAAGATGTAGCCCCACCTCCACAGAAGAGCACAAAGCCTTGCAATCCAGTGCAAAGCTTTGCGTGCCCCACTGCGACCTTTATAGGCAATAAGAAGATAGCAGTAATGTCAAATAGCTCAGAAGTCTTTTTTTCTTTCAAATAGAGAGAAACTGAGTAGTCAGTTTAATTGTACTTCTCATGGGGAATGATAAGGCACAGGAACTCAATCACTATTGTGAATCTAAATTCACTATAGTAAATTTAGTGATTCATTTTGTATCTTAAGACACAAAGCAACGATCACTTTAAGGGAGATAACATGTTAAAAATCAGAATGTCACGACTATCTGAAGCGCCAGAAATTATCCAAATTTGGAAAAATTCCGTTGATGCCACACACGATTTTCTTACAGCCCATGATCGGCAGGAGATTGAAAAAGAAGTTGTCAGCTTTTTTTCAGAAACCCCTGTGCTGGTAGCAACAAACCAGGAAGATCAGCCACTAGGATTCATGTTTTTGCATGAGAGACATTTAGAGGCTCTTTTTGTTGATGCATCAGCTCGCGGACTTGGCGTTGGGAAATGCCTGATCTCACATGCGCTGGCTCTACATCCTGATTTAAGCGTTGATGTAAATGAACAAAATCATCAAGCTGTAGGTTTTTATCAACATATGGGATTTAAACTTTCAGGACGTTCCGAACGGGACAATCAAGGCAGACCCTACCCTCTATTACACCTTCGTAAGGCAATGTGACGCGATCATTTTAGGAAAATTACCATCATGGATTTTTTTGACTGAAAGCGACAATGTAAGTACAACTCTGCTCGCTATCTGGGTTTCTCATTTGGTACTCGCTGGCAAAGGTAAGAGCAAGACAATCACCGGCTTGTAAATGATGGGTCTGATGATTGACTCGAAAATCAAGGCTGCCGCTTAACATCCAAAGAGTTTGGCCGGAAAGATGCTCATTTGCAGAGGCTGGGATCGTCAATTGCCCCATAGGGGGAATTTCAACTTTTATTAGTTCTGGACATGCACCCGCTGGGGACAAAGACCAGCGGGTAATGCCTGTTTCTTCATCAATCCAGTGTTGTTGCTGATCAGCCAAAAGTACAAGTGAATTCTGTTGCATCTCAAGCTCTGCAAAAAGCTTTGATAACGTAATATTCAGTGCATTAGCTAACCGGCTAAGTATTGTTGCACTAGGGCTTGAAGCGCCTCGTTCAACTTTGCTGATCATAGCCTGACTGACACCAGATCGTTGGGCAAGCTCTGTTACAGTCAAATTTCGAGCCTTTCTGTGCTTGAGCAATAAACGTGCAATATCGCTATCGACTACCTGATTTTCAGCTCTTTTATCCATTCATACCCTCTCTTTTGCCAATCTGATTATGCCATCACATAACTTGTGATTAAATAAATGATTTTTTACGTCTAAAATACATGTTTTCTAAACGTTAAGTCTTAGACTAAAGACAAGCAACTTTAACGCACGTATTTGGCGCATAATAGTCCTAATGATAGTGGCGCACAGTTATGGAGTAGTCGAGGGAGGAGAATTAAACCTCTCTCATGCCAAAATACGTAAAATCTGTAATAACTGGAAATCATTCAATGCTCGTACTATCGAAAGATTCAGCAGCCAACCGCAGTTTGCTTGCTATCTTCGGCGACGCTAACTGTGAATGTTAAAAATCAGCGTTATTCATAAATATATTTGTTAGCAATAGTGAATCACGGTACGTTTCTGTGTACAACGTACTGTAGCTTTCTTTACGATTTATAGCTGTACTGGTGAATTATGAGCAATCTGAATCCATGCATGACGTGTGGTGCCTGTTGTGCATTTTTCCGCGTCTCTTTTTACTGGGCCGAAGGTGATGATGCTGGCGGCACAGTTCCGGCACATCTTACTGAGCAGCTCTCCCCCTACCACCGTTGTATGAGTGGTACTAACCAAAAAGAACCACGTTGTGTTGCCTTGGCAGGAACTCCCGGGGAAAACGCTTACTGCACAATATATAAAAATCGCTCATCTACATGCAGAGAGTTCGCTATGTCTGGTGAGAATGGAAAAGTAAATGAGGCGTGTAATCGGGCTAGGGCCAAGTACGGGCTTCCCCCAATTTAACTGTCTTTTCAGACTGAAACAAAGTTACATAACTCCACATTAAAAATAGTATGCTCTAACAAAAAATGTCAGATGCCCGCAGTTCCCCGCGGGCTTGTTGGTTCTGCCAATAAATTTAAATCCAGTTCAACATGGCACGACCAACAACGCAATACAAACCATCGGATTCACCGCAAATCAGTACAATCGAGATCTGCTCTTCCCCTGTATATGCCATATACAGAACATAATCTCACACTAATTATTGGTATTGATACTGTCCCCCAAATAGTTTCGTGATATATATCACAAATAATGGCACATTAAAAAATTCACTCAAAGTTCACTATGTACACCTTAAATTAGTGAGCATATAAATAACTAACGAACTATTCAAAACTATCTTGACAGAAAAAGATAATCTCAGCACCTATAACAGATGGTATACTAATTTAAAATAAGTTAACCTTCGACATATGTATTGGCATATATGAATAAATATGCAATCTTTAGGTGACAACATGACTACTCGCACAGTACCAGTAAGTTTAAAAATATTTTCTATAATATTCATATTTGTTTCATTTTTTCTCATGAAACTACACGAGAAAAATTGGCTATACCTTACACAAACCACCCAAACCAACTATATTATTTTTATTGTAGGGTTGTTTTTTATTAATCTTATGATTTGTATATTTATGTTTTTATACTATACATCTCATCAAAAACAAATTTACCTTCTGATTCTTTCTATTGCATTTCTGAATAATCTCTATTATTTTATAGAGACAATAATTATTGTGCAAACACCTATATCCTCTAACTCTTTAATAATTCAGAAAGCAAATGACATTGCCATATTTTATTTTTTTCGCCAAATAAGTTTTGTGTTAATCACCTGCATTGCTATTTTTGCAAGCAATCTCAAAGAAAATAACATTACCAAAAACAAGTGGAATATCCTTGCAATATTATTTTCCACACTTATACTTATGTTTATATCATTTACAAGCTGGACATTGAGTAGCGGAGATAATCGTTACTCAATTGACATAGTGTATTATTCAGTTACCAGCCATCAATTATCATGGAACACTACCTATATTAAAACCATTATTTATTTCTGGTTGTTACTCCTTGTCTCATCTTGTTTTTTTATAAAAAATTATTCGAAAATATGGTGTTGCATTAGTTTTATTAGCGTTGCACTGGCATGTGATAACTTAATATTATTACACTTTATGGATACCAGTTATCCTATATGGTATTGGGCCAAAGGACTTGAGTTGATATCCAGTATGTATATCATATCAACTCTCATGTATTTTGTGTTTTTAAGACTGAAACATGCCAATTATATGGCAACTCATGATTTTTTGACCGATATTTACAACAGAGGAAGCTTTTTAAACACATTCAGGAAAATATTGACAAACAATAACCACAATACCATTTGTGTATTAATGATGGATATTGACCATTTTAAAAAAGTAAATGACCAGTGGGGACATCATACCGGGGATATAGTTATCAACACAGTAACAAAAATCATTGCAAAAACTATTCGCAGAAGGGATTTGTTTGGTCGCCTTGGTGGTGAAGAGTTCGCTGTTGTATTTAATGGACTCTCACTCACACAGATCACATCAATCAGCGAGAGAATAAGAAGAAATATTGAAATAAAAACCCAGAATCTAACTGTAAAGTATGGTGTAAAAAAAGTCACTATCAGCATTGGTGGTTTTGTTGCAAACTCAAACAAGTTTACCCCATCAGAGATGTTGATTAATGCTGACAAGGCGTTATACGAAGCTAAAAGAACGGGAAGAAACAAAGTTGTGATCTATACATCGGACTAACTTCATATAATATAAATTACTAGTAATACCGCTATTCTCCATTGTCTTGAAAGAAACCGCCGCACATATAATAATGTGCAGCGGTTTATACTCTACAATCTCAACAAGTAAGGGCAAAAATCACAACTATCTAATACATAAATATTTTATTTGTTTTTCAAAACGTTAAACAATATCAATTACTACTACAGGCTACGATACCCCACCTTTTTTGCCCCTTTTCCTACTTTTTGTCCCATTTTTGCCACCGAAAAAAAAATTCCAAAACGTCTCAATCAAAGTCAAACCAGCCGCAGCACGTTCTTGCATACGACATAGCTGCGGCATATCACAAAACGATTACTCCATAACAGGGCTTGCAGGCCACTCAATATCAGGCGCAGTTGATGTATCAACACGGTTCAGCAACACCCGATACCTCTTCCATGCGGCCAGTAACGATTTTTCTTCCTCCGTTGCGATCTCGAGATCTACCGCATCCTGAAGTGGTGCAATATGTTCACTGGCCACCTGCATCAGGCTGCTTTTTGTTTCTTCCGCTTCCCGTACCCGAAACAGTTTTTCTGCTTCTGCATCTTTCACCCAGGATGTGCCGTTCCACTTCTGATATTCCCCTTCCGGGGATAACCAGGTGACATTTTCCGGTAACGGACCAAGTTCAGAAATAAATAACGCGCTCCCTGATTCCACGTTATAAACCGTTTTACCCCGATGATCTTCAACGAGATGCCATGACTCCTCTTCACTGTTGAAAACAGCCACGAAACCAGCCGGAGTATCCGGTGGAGCAATATCCGTAGAATTAGCTGGCAGACCTGTATGCGGTGGAATATATGCATCACCTTCACCAATAAATTCATTAGTTCCGGCCAGCAGGTTATAGATTTTTATAGTCCGTGATTGTTCACTCATTCTGAATGCCATTATGCAAGCCTCACAATATAGTTAAATGCGATGTTTTTGACGGTGTTTTCCGCGTTACCCGCAGCGTTAACGGTGATGGTATGTCCGTGCGCACCCAATGCCACTGTGTGTGTATGAGCACCAATACCTACGGTATGGTTATGCTGACCAATATTGACGGTATGAGCGTGAGCCCCGGCAGAGCTTGACACCTGGTTGGTTCCTGATACCTGTACGCGTTGTTTACCACCAACAGAGTCACCACCATAGCGCCCACCGACAGTGTGTGTATGCGCTCCCGTATTGTTTGTCGTTTTTGTGCCGTGGTTAAACGTGCTGACCGTTTTTGTCCCGTAATCAAACGAACTGGTTGTTTTCGTCCCCAAATCCGTACTGGATGCACTGGCACTGTGGGCGTGAGATTTAATGCCGTCTTGTTCCTGTGACAGAATTTCACGACCACTGGCGGGCTTGCCCTTAATCGTCCAGCCACGCATATCAGGGATCACGCCTGACGGATAAGCGACTGCAAGTTTCGGGTATGCGGATTTGTCAAAAGTCTGCCCCTGCATCAGGGCATAACCAGACGGAACGGTATCTGATGGCCACGGGATTGGTGCACCGACTGGATAAAACTCTGCAGGAGGATGAGCTGAGGTGTAAAGCTGCGCCCACGGCGACCAGTTTGCGTCGGTCGTATCCCGTCGTGAACGAATAAATGCCGGAGCATGAGCACCGCTTGTACCACTCCAGCCGATGAGTAACTCACCTTCGCCAACGGCTGTCATCCCTTTCAGGTGAATGATATTTCCATACGCTGTTGGATATCCGTTGTTATACACCTCGTATAACTCAAGACCTGTTGCCCCCTGCGTATTGTCTGTCAGCGCGGTTACCCGACCTTTTGAAGCCAGATTAACTGATGATACTGCTGTTCCACCTGACGGTAACGCCCCGATCTCTGATGCCGTTGGCTTATTTCTGGAGTTATAGTCCCTTCGCCAGCCAGGTGAATAATCTGTTCCGTGATTAATATAGGTAAACTGGGCGTTAGTTGTTCCGCCACCAGTGGAGGTGGTCGGTGTGGTAATGCGGATCGTCATCGCTGACTTTATCCCCATTACTTCAATGACAGCTCCTGCGAGATGAATATTACCGCAGCCAGTATCAGTAATGATTTTATTATTGCCATAAGACCAGGAACCCTTGCACATCCAGTATGGATGGTTAAATGCTCCCTGAGAATCCAGCCACTCGATAAACTGTGCAGTCGTCCAGTTTCCTGTTGTTGTGCTTACTGACCCACCGAAGGCACGGCAGGCACCAATATTTTTCGTAAAGGTGTCTTTGCCAGGGATATCCGCACCGTTCTGATCTTTCTGCAGACGTTTCTCAGCATTGTCATTGGCTGCTTTTACTGCCTTTGGCGTTGCCGCCAGTGACTCGGAAGTGCTGTTAGTCGCACTGCTTAGCTGTACTATCCCCTTTTTCGTCGTGCTTGCATCCTCAAGCGCCACGGCGGATGCAATATCTTCTGCCCGTTTTGCTGCTGTCTCGGCGCGCGTTGCTGCGGATTCTGCCGTACTTTTGCTCTGAGCTGCCGCCGTCGCACTACCAGCTGCCTCTGTCGCCTTCGTGGATGCCGTCGTGGCGCTGCCCTTCGCTGCTGACGCTTGTCTGGTCGCCTCATCTTTTGAAGCAGACGCCGATGATGCCGATGACGCCGCCGAACTGGCTGACGATGCGGCTGCCGTTTTTGAGGATTCTGCACGGGTTTCCGACGCTTTCGCGTTCGTCTCGGATGTCTTCGCCGCGGAAGCAGACCTCGCTGCTGCGCTGGCCTGCTCAGTGGCTTCGCCAGCCTTCGTTGTGGCTGTTGAAGCGGATGATGCGGCGCTTTCTGCCGATTTTCCGGCGGCGGTGGCACTGGCTGAGGCCTGCCCGGCACTTGTTGACGCGGCACTGGCAGATGATGCAGCCGCTGTTTTTGAGCCTGCCGCAGCTGAGGCACTCTGTTCCGCTGCCGTTTCAGAGGACTTAGCGTTTGTCTCAGACGTCTTTGCCGCCTTCGCGGAATTTCCTGCCGCCGTTGCCGAGGAAGCTGCACTACTGGCACTTGATGATGCGTTCGTTTCTGATGATTTCGCAGCCTCTTTTGAGGCCGCCGCATCCCGTGCCGAGGTGGCAGCTTCTGACGCCTTCGTGGTCGAAGTGGATGCAGAAGTGGCTGCCGATTTTTGTGACGCCGCAGCATTCGTTTCTGACGTTTTCGCGGCACTGGCGCTGGTAGCTGCCGCACTTTTTGATGACTCTGCAGCAGCAGCACTTTTCGATGCTTCACTGGCCTTTGTTGCTGCCGTTCCTGCGCTGGAAGATGCTGACTGAGCAGATGATGCAGCCTGTCCGGCTGACGTGCTGGCGGCACGTGCTGAGCCTGCAGCATCGGTTGCATGAGTTGCTGCCTCGCTGGCTGATGCACTGGCATCGCTGGCCGATTTTTTCGCGGCTGCCGTATTCTGTGCAACCGCGGAGGCGTTACGCGACACCTCTTCCACCATCTGCTCAAAGCGACGCAGTGCCTCCGGCCGGACATCATCCTCCGTCATTGCACCGAGGAAATCATTCAGTGTGCCCGGCTTTGAGTCCTCATATACGGTGATAATCCCGGCGTGTGACGGCGGGAATCCCTCCACCAACAGACTGACGCTGTACTGACCATACTCAACGTCCATTGTGTAACGCCCGGCTTCATCCGGGTTTTCTGAGGCCACTGTGTTCACCACCACCGTGGTGCTGTTGCGCCTGGCCTTTAGCTGAATGGTGCAGTTTTGTATCGGCTTACCTGCACCATCTTTCAGTACACCTGAAATCTTTACTGCCATACTCACCCCACAAAAAAGCCCGCCTGAACCGGCGGGCTGTCATAACACTGTGTTACCTGGCTAATCAGAATTTATAACCGACACCAACGATGAAACTGTTGGTACGCCAGTCACCGCTGCCGGAGCCTTCATAAGCAATATCAATGGCCACGGATTCGGTCGGGTTAAACTGCACGCCAGCCCCCCACGCCAGAGACCTGTTGCTGTGGCGACCGTCATCACTTCCGGTCAGCACATCGTGCGTTTTCCCCTTGCTGTCAGTTACGCGGAGATAATCCCCGGAGAAAGTCGACACACGGCTGTAAGCCACACCCGCCATCGCATACGTGCTGAACCATTCATTCACGCGCACAGATGGCCCCGCCATTACGCTGAACCAGCGATTACGCACGGAATCCTCATGCCAGCGGGTATCACTGTAATGCGTTTTTTGCTCATCTTTGGCATTGGCATAACTGAATGACGTCACCAGCCCCAGCGTGTCCGTAAACTCATAACGGTATTTCACGTTAATCCCGTTCAGATCATCGCTGCCGGGAACGTTCGTCGAGGCATGAAGATAGCCCGCACTCAGCGTGGACTGTTGTTCAGACGCCCATGCAGGCGCACCGGATACGGCCAGACAAATGGCTGCGGACAAAATGGCTGCACAAACTTTACGCATAATTACCTCTCGCTTTTCTGCAATAAAAAAGGCGCCATTTCTGGCGCCCGTTATTAGGGTTATAAATATTTCAACGGATACTGATGCCGGAAGCAGCTTTTTTGGTCACAATCACCGTACAGTCGGTGATATTGCCTGCCCCCTGATTCCCTTTCTGGAAAATCTTAAACTCCAGAGTGACGCTTCCCCTGCCACTCGGCATATCAATAACCGCACTGTAACTACCGGGAATGGCCCCTTTAGTTTCTCTGGATGCGATTAATACGCCGTTTTTGCGAACTTCAAATCCATAACCCGTGTACCTTGTACCTCCCGGGTTATTACCACTTCCCGGATCGGTATACGCTATACCGTTAAAGATAATGGGCGGGATAATAATCTGACGGTCAAAGTTATGATCATCGCTGATGGTGACTGTAACCTTCCCGTCTGGCGTTTCCGTGTTACCCCACGTACCGACTTTTTTCGGGAAGGCTTTTGATACAGCTTTAACGAAATCCCCTCTGACCTGGGTCGCCTCCAGCATGCCCTTAATCGTACAGTTCTCACTTATCGTGACATTGTTGAGCGTTCCTGAGTTCGCATTCACGTTACCGCTGATATCAGCGTTTTTCGCCGTCAGCCGCCCGTCCGGTGTCAGGGAAAATGCCGGAGGATTGCCGCCGCTGGTGATGGTCGGGGCCGTCAGACGCTTCAGGAACACGTCGTTCATGAATATCTGATCGCCCTGACCAACAAACATTGGTCGTGTGTTGCCATTAGACGGATCAATAAACGCAATACGGTTAGCGGCAACCAGAAACTGGCTCAGCTTGCCTTCTTCCGTGTCCTCCATACTGAGGCCAATACCCGCGACATAATGTTTGCCGTCTTTGGTCTGCTCAATTTTGACAGCCCACATGGCATTCCACTTATCGTTAGCGTCCTGCCACTCTTTCGAAAACTCCTCCAGTTTGCTGGCGTTATCCTCCGTCAGATCGACTTTTTCCAGCAGCTCTTTACCGAGATGGGATTCGGTTATCTTTCCTTTGAAAAAATCCAGGTAACCTTCCGCATCATCGCTCGCCCGACCGACAGCCTCCACGAATACAGATTTGCCAACGGTGTTCACACTGCGGATATAAAAGTAGTAATCATGGCCCGGTTTAATATTGATACTGGCGGCTATCCAGTACAGCCCCGTGCCAAGATAGCGCGCGCTGGTTTCAACCTGCCGGATATCGGCAATCCGCTTTTCCGAAAACCAGAACTCAAACTGTACCGTCGGGTCATAAACCGCAAGATGCGGCGTGGCGGTTATCTGAAAATAGCCCGGCGTCAGCTCAATCCGAGACGGCGCTGCCGGTGCGGCAATCCTGAACGATACCGACGCCGGGTCGCCCTGCTGTCCCCACGCATTTACCGCCCGGACTGTCAGCCTGTAGTTCCCCAGCGCCAGTTGCGTGAAGCGGTATGTGGTTTCCGCCGTCCGGGCCGTGCTGACCAGCCGCTCACTGCCGTCATCCGCTGCCACGGTCAGGCGAAGCAGGAAACTCACGCCCTTCACCACCTTCGGCGTGTCCCAGCGGGCCAGTACCTGATACTCCCCGCTGTCTGCGGTGACTTCGGCAGTCAGGTGCTGCACCGCTGGCGGCGTGACACCATTCACCGTGCCGCTCTGGTCGCCGTCAAAGTGCGCCCCGTTATCCACGATGGCTTCTTTTTCCGGTACATGCTGCACGGCAGTGATGGCATACGTGCCGTCATCGTTCTCACGGATACTCACACAGCGGAACAGGCGCTGGCGCAACGTCGGCAACTTCAGCCCCCACACGCTGTATTCTGCAACGCCGTCAGGAACACGGCTCACTTTCACCTTCACGCCGTCGGTGACGGACTGAACCTCCACGCTGACCGGATTGCCACTTCCGTCAACCAGTCTTATCAGCGTGGTACCGGAGGATGGCAGCGTGATTTCACGGTCGAGCGTCAGCGTCCGGGTCTGGCTGTTCACCGCCAGCACGCGCCCGCCGGTGCTGATACCGGCATAGTCATCATCGCAGATTTCAATGACATCGCCCGGTACATGGCGAAGCCCTTCAGCACCCACGCTGAAGTCCACGGTCTGCGTTTCCAGCAGTTCTGTTTTAATCAGCCACAGCCCGGCTCGGTGTGCCTGCCCCCGACTGGTACAGCCAAAGGCATCCATCTTCGTGACGTTACGACCGTAACGGGCAATGGCCTGCGTGTCCTCCACAAGCTCTGTTGCCGTCTCCCAGCCGTTGTTCGGGTCAATCCAGTTCACCTC